TAAACTGCATCATGCAAAATATCGTTTTGGATTTACAGGAACTCTTGACGGAACTCAAACACACAAATGGGTTCTGGAAGGAGTGTTTGGTCCATCATACAAGGTAACAAGAACTTATGAATTAATGCAACAAGGGCATATTTCTCAGTTAGATATTAGATGCCTTGTTCTTAAACATTCTCCCCACAAATTTGAAACCTATGAAGATGAGATTCAATATCTAATTGGGCATGATCAAAGAAATAAATTTATAACAAATCTTGCTTTAGATTTAAAAGGAAACACACTTGTTCTTTTTTCCAGAGTAGAAGCACATGGGGCAATACTCTATGAGAAGATAAATAACACTAAGCGAGGTGATAGAAAGGTCTTCTTTATTCATGGAGGAGTGGATACAGAAGAAAGAGAACTTGTGAGAGAAATTACTGAGAGAGAAAATAATGCAATCATCGTTGCTTCTTACGGCACTTTTTCTACTGGTATCAATATTAGAAATCTACATAATGTTATCTTTGCTTCCCCTAGTAAATCAAGAATCAGAAATCTTCAATCAATTGGAAGAGTTCTTAGAAAAGGAAAAAACAAAGTAAAAGCTGTGCTCTATGATATTTCTGATGACTGCACTTATAACTCAAAGAAAAATTATACTTTAAATCACTTAATTGAAAGAATTAAAATCTACAATGAAGAAAATTTTAACTATGAAATAATCACCATACAACTTAAGAAAAAATGATTGAAGATGATTTTTACTGCACACTAAAATTAAAGACAGGCGAAGAAATCTTTGCCAAAGTAGCTGCTTCAGAGGAAGAGGATAGAACTGTATTAATTGTTTCTAATCCAATTATTGTTAATGAGATAAAAAGTAGAACAGGCATAGTTGGATATAATATAGAACCATGGTTAAAAACAACCACTGAAGATATGTTCATCATCAACCTCGATGATGTTCTTACGCTTTCGGAGTCTTCCGATATTGAGATGATAATGATGTACCAAACTTATATCCGTCAGTCTGCGAAAGATGCACCATACCAATCTAAAATCAATCGTAGAATGGGATACATTTCTAACGTCAATGATGCTAAAGAGATCTTAGAGAAGCTTTATAAAAATAGCTAAGATATAACTTATCAACCCCGACAAAGGTTATTGTAAATGGTTTGGAGCACCTTGTCAAGCATTTGTATAAATGGTATAATCTATACATAATAATGATTAAAACTTATGATAACTACAGCAGTTATGACCAAGAGAAAAAGGTCAGAGCATTATGTCAATAATAAAGATTTTCTTGCCGCTATCATAAAGTATCGTGAGGATGTTGAGATAACTTTTATTAGAAAGTTTGGTAGAGAAATGGTGAAAGAAGACCGTGCGAAGACTTGGGACACGAAACCTCCTATTCCTCGTTACATTGGGGAGTGTTTCCTGAAGATTGCAAATCACCTTTCTTTTAAACCAAACTTTGTAAACTATATGTTTAAGGAAGATATGATTTCTGATGGCATTGAGAATTGTGTCCAATATATTCATAATTTTAATCCAGAGAGGTCGCAGAATCCCTTTGCATATTTTACTCAAATCATTCACTATGCTTTCCTTCGTCGCATTCAAAGAGAGAAGCGTCAGTTGGAAATTAAAAACAAAATTCTTGAGCGTTCTGGATTTTCTGAGGTCTTTGATGACAACAGTATTGACGGATCAAACTACAGCGATTATAATAGTATCAAGGACGCTGTACATTCCAAACTTCGCTATTGAATGAAAGTCGCAATTATTACAGATCAGCATTTTGGAGCACGAAAGAATTCCAAACTCTTTCATGATTATTTCCTAAAGTTTTATAACAATGTATTTTTCCCAACACTCGAAGAGCATGGGATTACTACTGTTGTGGATATGGGAGATACTTTTGATAGTCGTAAAGGAATTGATTTCTCTGCACTATCTTGGGCTAAAAATAATTATTATGATCGCCTTCAAGAGATGGGCGTGAAAGTTCATACGATTGTAGGAAATCACACTGCTTATTACAAGAACACAAATAATGTAAATGCAGTTGATTTACTTTTGCGTGAATATGATAATGTGACTGTGCATTCCGAACCAACTGAATTGATGTTGGGACAACTACCTACACTTTTTATACCTTGGATTAACCAAGAAAATGAGGAAAGAACTCTTAAACTTATTCAAAAGACAACTTGCCCGTGTGCGATGGGGCACCTTGAGCTCCAAGGATTTAGAGTTAATAAACAAATCGTCATGGAGCATGGTTTTGAGAGTAAACTATTTGGTAAGTTCACTAGGGTCTACTCGGGGCACTATCACACTAGATCAAATGATGGAACAGTCTTTTATCTAGGAAATCCCTATGAAATTTATTGGACTGATGTAAATGATACTCGTGGATTCACTATTTTTGATACTGAAACAATAACCCATGAACATGTAAATAATCCTTATAAAATGTTTTATAACATTTATTATGAGGATACTGACCATCAAACATTTGATACCCGCGAATATGAAAACAAGATTGTGAAAATTGTTGTTCGCAAAAAAACGGATACCAAAAAGTTTGAGAAGTTTGTTGATAAACTTTATTCTTCAAATGTTGCAGAACTTAAAATTATTGAAAATTTTGATATTCAAGAACCATGTGAGTTTGATGTATTTGAAAGTGAAGATACTATTTCCATTTTGAATAGATATATTGAGGAGGCAGAAATCAATCTTGATAAATCAATCATTCAAAAAATGATGCAAGAAATCTATCAAGAGGCATGTGAACTGGTTTAATGTTTATTTTAACAATCAATGGTAGAGAAACTGAAGGAGCATATTCTGTAATTGATGATGAGGGAGAACATATCCTTTATCTCTTTGAAGAAGAAGATGATGCTGTTCGATATGCTATGATGTTAGAAGAAGATGGATATCCCGAAATGCATGTTATAGAAATTGAAGATGAAGTAATGATTAAAACCTGTAAACTGCATGGATATCAATATACAATTATTACACCTGATGACATTGTAATTCCCCCAAATACTGATCATGATTTTATTTAAAACTATTCGTTGGCGAAATTTTTTAAGTACTGGCAACCAATATACTGAAGTTGATTTCACAAAAAATAAAACCAATCTTATTGTTGGTACTAATGGGGCGGGTAAAAGCACAGTTCTTGATGCCTTGACTTTTTCTTTGTTTGGAAAACCATTTCGCAAAATTAACAAACCACAACTAATCAACACTGTTAATGAAAAGGATTGTAGGGTAGAGGTTGAGTTTTCTATTGGAAATGTTGAGTGGAAAGTTGTGCGGGGAATCAAACCAGCACTGTTTGAAATCTGGAGAAATGATACTGCTCTTGATCAATCTTCTGCTGCCTTGGACCAACAAAAATGGTTAGAACAAAACGTTCTTAAAATGAATTATAAGTCTTTCACCCAGATTGTTATTCTTGGCTCAAGTACTTTTGTTCCTTTTATGCAATTGTCTGCTGCACATCGTAGAGAAGTGATTGAAGATCTTCTTGACATTAAAATCTTTTCCTCAATGAATTCTGTTATCAAAGAAAAGATTCGTCAAGCAAAAGAAGAAATTAAAGTTCTTGAATTGAAGAAAGAATCTCTTATTGATAAAGTCAAGATGCAGCAGAGTTTTATTGAAGAACTTGAAAATAGAGGTAAGAAAGATATAGACGATAAAAACATTTCTATCATGTCTTTGACTGAAGAAGTCGATCAATTGATGGGTGAAAATTTCTCTATAGAAGAACCTCTCAGACAAAATATTAAAGAACAGGATAAACTTGTTGGGTATGCAGAAAAACTGCGTAAACTTGGAAACTTAAAAGGCAAGATCTCCCAGAAAGTATCTACTATTACTAAAGAGCATAAGTTCTTTACTGAGAATACGGTATGCCCCACCTGCACTCAGTCTATTGAAGAGACCTTCAGAATAAATAGAATTAACGACGCTCAATCTAAGGCAAAGGAGTTGCAATCTGGTTATAAAGAACTAGAGGAGGCAATTAAAGAGGAAGAAGAGCGAGAGCGTCAATTCACTACTCTGTCTAAGGAGATCTCAAAACTAACGAATGGCATTTCTCAAAACAATATTAAGATTAACGGATTACAAAAACAAATCCGAAATCTTGAATATGAAATTCAAGTTCTTACCAAGAACCTTGCAAACAGAAATACTGAACATGAGAAGCTAGAATCCTTCAAAGACAATTTAAAAACTACATACGACGAACTCGCTTCTAAAAAAGACGCAATCAACTATTACGATTTTTCGTATAGTTTGCTCAAAGACGGTGGAGTAAAATCCAAAATCATTAAGAAGTATTTGCCACTTATCAATCAGCAAGTTAATCGCTATTTGCAGATGATGGATTTCTATATTAACTTCACTCTTGATGAGGAGTTTAACGAAACCGTCCAGTCACCAATTCA